ACCCATGTCAGAGCGTTCAATGAGAATAGCTGGCTATATTACTGTGAATGGGCATGGTATCTAAACTGGGAAGAAAGATTTTGGACTAAGCTGATTGAGTTCAGACTTAGCAACTTAGCAAAAGAGATGGATATAAACCTAGGCACAGCACTAATGATGCCTAAGATGATTGACCATATAGCAGTCATTCTTACAAAGTATCCAAGCGAGACAGAAACTAGATTCGTATAGCTGTTGTAAAATAGCAACAATACATCAACCATCACCCCGTAGAGGAATGGAATGCAAGGTGCAAAAGAAATTAAATGGGAATCATTAGACAAACTGATCCCATACGCTAAAAACGCTAGAACACACTCAGATGAGCAAGTGGCTCAAATAGCTGGCTCTATCAAAGAGTTTGGATTTAATAATCCAGTTCTTGTAGATAAAGAAGGTTCAATTATTGCTGGTCATGGTAGGCTCATGGCAGCTAGAAAACTAGGCATGGATAAAGTGCCTGTTGTAAAGCTAGAACACCTTACAGAATCACAAAGAAAAGCCTATGTCTTAGCAGACAATAGAATCGCACTCAATTCTGGGTGGGATACATCTATGCTGTCGCTAGAGTTGCAAGACTTAAAAGACGATATAGACCTTTCCTTGCTAGGTTTTGACCCTGATGAGCTAGATTCTTTGCTAAATCCTGTAGAAGAAACAGAAGGGTTGACAGACGAAGATGCTGTACCAGAGACCCCTGTAGAGCCAAAGACAAAGCCAGGAGATATATATATCCTAGGCAACCACAGGCTTATGTGCGGTGATAGCACAAGCATTGATGCTGTAGAAAAGTTAATGGATGGCAATAGCGTAGATTTAATCTTTACAGATCCACCATACAATGTGGCGTTTAATGGGCGTAGTGGTAAGCATGATGTAATTAAAAATGATGACTTACCTGAACATGAATTTGAAAACTTTATATTGGAAGTATGTAGCGTAATTAAGGTACTTGACCCTAAAGCCTATTATGTTTGGTGTAACTGGAACTTTTATGGTTTGTTGCAACGCAACCTAAAGTTTAAGACCTGTATAGTATGGGCTAAAAATGTATTTGGCATGGGTAATGGATATAGGCATCAACATGAATTTTGTTTGTTTAATGGCAAAATTGATGAAGTAATTAAAAATGAATCTGATTTGTGGGAAATAAAAAAAGATACTAATTATGTGCATCCCACACAAAAACCAGTAGCCTTATCTGTAAGGGCATTTAGTAACCACATTAAATTGCTTAATGTTTTGGATTTGTTTGGTGGTTCAGGTTCAACACTAATAGGTGCAGAACAAACTGGTCGCAAGGCTTTTGTAATGGAGTTAGACCCAAAATACTGCGATGTAATCGTTAAGCGATGGGAAGATTTTACAGGCAAGAAGGCAGCACTTGTAGAACTTTCGGAGTTAGAAAAGGCTTAATATGCAAGGTGTAGAACATATCCCTACCGATGAAAGTAGAAAGTTAGTCCGAAGTCTGAGTGCTGTCGGCATTAAATATGTAGATATTGCTGGCAAGCTAGACATATCAGACGATACGCTGGTCAAGCATTACAAGAAGGATTTAGAGGATGGCAGAGTAGATGCAAACGCTTCTATCGGTCAAACACTATTCCAACAGGCAAAGAACGGCAATACAGCAGCAGCGATCTTTTGGTTAAAAACTAGAGCGCAATGGAAAGAAACCAATAGCCTAGAAGTTACTGGCGCAGATGGTGGACCAATGGTGGTTAAGTGGGAAGAATAATCAAGATTCCCTACAAGCCTAGAGAGCCACAGTTACAGATTCATAAAGCATTAGACGAGAATCGGTTTGTGGTAGGAGTAGCTCATCGAAGGATGGGTAAGACAGTTGCAGCCCTAAATCAGCTTATAAAAGCATCGCTAAAGAATTCTCTACAGAATCCAAGGTATGCGTATATAGCACCGACATATAGCCAGGCAAAGCGAGTGGCTTGGGATTACCTGACGCACTTTGTAAGACCGCTAGAAGCAGAGGCAAACATAGCCGAACTTAGGGTGGATTTCTTAGGTAGGCGCATCCAGCTATATGGCTCAGATAACCCTGATAGTTTGCGTGGGCAGTACTTTGATGGGGTAGTTTTAGATGAGATTGGGGATCAAAACCCTAAGATTTGGAACGAGATCATTCGACCAGCATTGGCAGATCGTAAAGGATGGTGCTTGTTTATTGGCACACCAAAAGGCAACAACCACTTTAAAGAGTTGTTTGACAGAGCAAGCCAAGAAGATGGATGGAATGCGCTAGAGTTTAAAGCAAGCGAAACCAAATTATTAGATCAAGATGAGCTTTTGGCAGCCCGAAAAGAAATGGGCGATGACAAATATAACCAAGAGTTTGAATGCTCATTTAACGCAGCTGTAGAAGGTAGCTACTATGGTAAGTTGCTAAATGACCTAGAAGAAGAAGGTCGGATGTGCGAGATAACAAGGGATGATCTTTGCAAATCATTTGTGGCATGGGATTTGGGAATGGGCGATTCCACAGCCCTGTGGATATGCCAAGTAACTGGGCAAGAAACAAGATTACTTGATTATGTAGAGAATCATGGTCAAGGTTTAGACTGGTATGTTAATTGGCTAAAAGAAAACAATTGGCATAAAGCTGAGCAGTTACTACCGCATGATGTGGAAGTAAGAGAGCTAGGCACAGGCAAAAGTAGGCTGGAAGTGTTGAGAGAAGCTGGACTAGATGTTCGGGTTCTGCCAAGACTTTCTGTCGATGATGGCATTCAAGCAGTTAGGCGAATGATTCCTAAATGCTGGTTTAATATGCCAAAAGTAAAACAGGGTTTAGACTGCCTAAGAAATTATAGGCGTGAGTATGACGAGAAGCGCAATATCTTTTATGACAAGCCACTACATGATTGGGCAAGTCATGGCAGCGATTCCTTTAGATATTTGGCTTTAGGCATGGAGTCTGGAACTACATGGTCTAAACCTCTAACAGTCAACACAAAATGGATTACATAAATGGATCAGCTTAAACTAAGAAACCTGATTGATACGGAGATAGATAACGCTCTTGGTTATCTTGAGACCGAGACTACAGAGGATCGTAGGAAGGCGCTCGACTATTATCTCCGTAGACCTTATGGCAACGAGATCGAAGGTCGTAGCCAAATCGTTACAGGCGAAGTAGCAGAAGTTATTGATGGTGCGCTACCTCAGTTAGTCCGAGTTTTTACTGCAAGCGATGATATTGTTCGTTTCGAGCCAAAAGGACCAGGAGACGAAGCTGGTGCTAAACAAGCTACCGAGTATGTTAACTGGGTGTTCTATCGTGATAACGATGGTTTCCTAGTTCTACATAACTGGTTCAAAGATGCACTTCTACAAAAGACTGGTATCGTTAAGGCTTACTGGGATACCAAGATAGAAGTAACCAAAGAAGAATATCAAAACCTTACAGACGATGAGCTAGTTCTTCTATTGTCCGATGGCACACGAGAGATCGTAGAGCAAGAGACAGTCGAAGAAGTTGTAGGTAATGACCCAATGGGTATGCCTATGATTATGAGAGCGCACAATGTTAAAGTCAGCAAGAAAAAGACTGCTGGTAATGTAGTTGTAGAGAATGTGCCACCAGAGGAGTTTCTAATCTCCAAAAGAGCTAGAAACATACAAGATTCGCCTTTTGTGGCACACCGCAAACCAACAACTCGTTCCGAATTAGTAGCAATGGGCTTTGATCCTGAGATCGTAGCCACAATCCCAAGTTCTACAGACCTAGAGTTTAGCCCTGAGAGAACATCTCGCTTTGACCAATCCGAGCAGCCAGACGATCAGTCGATGGACAGCACGATGGAAGAAGTAGAAGTATTTGAGTGCTATGTCATGGCAGACATGGATAACGATGGTATTGCTGAACTACGCAGAGTAGTCTATGCTGGTGGCGAGATTCTGAGCGATGAAGAAACGGATTACATTCCTTTTCATGGCATCTGCCCGATTCCAATCCCACACAAGTTCTATGGTAGCTCGTTGGCTGATCGTGCAATGGACATTCAATTGCAGAAGTCAACCATTACTCGTCAGATGCTCGATAACTTGTATCTGACAAACAATGCTCGTATGGGCGCAGTAGAAGGTCAAGTAAACATAGACGATCTATTGTCTGTAGCGCCTGGTGGTATCGTTCGCATGAAGAATCCTAATGCTGTCGTGCCATTAAATGTACAGCCTGTAGCTAACCAAGCGTTCCCAATGCTTGAGTATTTAGATGCAGTACAGTCTAAGCGTACAGGTGTAAACGATATGCAACAGGGATTAAACCCTGACATCTTACAAAATGTGACCGCAGCAGCAATCGCAGCGACAATGTCTGCCTCTGCTGGCAAACTTGAGTTAATCGCTCGTATCTTTGCTGAGACAGGCGTTAAGAGCCTATTCAAAGGTATATTGCACCTAGTTACGAAATATCAAGACAAGCCTCGTATTATTCGTTTAAGAGGCAAGTACGAGCAGATCGACCCACGATCATGGTCAAACCAGTACGACTTGTCTATCAGCGTAGGTCTAGGCACAGGCAACAAACAAGAGCAAATGGCTATGTTGCAAATGGTCATGGCTAAACAAGAGCAGATTATTCAGCAATATGGCCCAGCTAATCCGTTAGTCTCTGTAGGTCAATACAGGACAACAATGGCTAAGTTTATCGAAGCTGCTGGCTTTAAAGATGTATCAGAGTTCTTTAAAGAAGTACCACCTGAAGTTGATGAAGCATTGTCTAACCCACAGCCACAACAACAGCAACCTGATCCAGCAGTACAGGCGATGATTGCTCAAAGCCAAGCACAGATACAGATTGCACAGCAAAAAGCAATGGCAGATGTAGAAGCAAACAGACAGAAAGCTGTAGCTGAGATTCAGTTAGCTAGAGAAAAAGCTGGTGCTGAGATTCAATTAGCAAGAGAAAAGGCTGCTGCTCAGTTAGAGCTAAAGAAAGCAGAGTTCGAAGTTGAGGCGCAATTAAAGGCAGCCAAAGTTGGTGCTGGAATTGCATCTAATGTGGAGATACCAGGATAATGGCAACAGCATACGATCAGTTAATAAACCAGATATACCAAGAGCAAGTAGGTCGTGCGCCTGATCCAGCAGGACTCCAATTTTACACAGAGCGTTTAGCTGCTGGTGCAGACCCACAACAAATTGCTTTTGAAATTAATCAGAATTTAGAAGGCCAAAACTTTGATACGCAAGCCATAACAAGTTTGTATCGTAATCTGTATGGAAGAAACCCTGAACAAGAAGGCTATCAATACTATATGTCTTTGGCTCAATCTAATCCTCTTATGTTTGATGCAGCACTAAAAGACGCAATTACCAAAGGCACTCAAGGTGAAGCGGATGCAGCCAAATTAGCAGCAAGAGGAACTGGTTATACAAACCTTGAATTAGCAGCATTAGAAGCCGATCCTTATGTTGATCGTTTTGCTACAGAAAGCATTTATGATGTATTGCCTGATGCAGTAAATGTATCTAATATTGGTGGCAGAAAAGCTCAATTTGTAGCACCTGTTACACAAGCAATGTTTATAAGTGATTTTCAAGATGGTAAATTTACTGCTCAACAAGGTGTTGATGTATTAAATACACCACAAGTGCAAGCAGCAATTAGTAGAGCTATTGCAAGTGGAGCAATGAATCAAGCTGACTACAATACTTTACTAACTGATCTTACAAAAGCACAAACTCCTGAACAAACAAGAGCAGCGTTTTCTAAGCCAAAAGCGCAAGTAGTATTAGATACTATTCGTGGTCAACAAATAGGCGAAGCTAAAACACTAGCAGATGCACAAGCAGAGGCAGCACAAAGACAAGCAGTATTGTCAGCGCAAGACCCTGGTTACTATCAAAGCAATATGGCTTTAGCAGATGCCTATCGTGCTGCTGGTTTAGATTTCCCATTTGGGCAAGAGGCTTATCAAGGTTACGATACTCGTGTTAACCAAGCTAATGTAGTTACACCGCAAAACTTTAACACTCAAGTAAATAAGCTGATACAAAGTTTAGGTCAACAATATGGTGCAAGACAAGACTTAGCAACACCGCTAACAGGTCAGTATTACAGCGAAACAGGTCTGCAACCAGGCTTTACACCTGTAGGCACACCAGGCACTACATTTAGAAGTGGTGTAGCTGGTTATGTACCACAAGCAGCGTTACCTACTGGCTTTCAGTTTGGCACACCACTTACAAACGCAACAATGCAAGCGTATCAACCAGGCGCTTTTCAGCCTGAAGGAGTTGGTACAGGTGGATTTATTACAGGCTTTAATGCTAATCAACAACCTATTTACTCTACATACAATAATCCTAATGTTAATGTGGGTGGCGTTACATCAAATCTAATTCCTTTTGTTAACCAAAATAACCAATTAGCAACATTAATGGCTGATTTAGATGCTAGACAAGCAGCAGCCCTAGGTAGTGGCGGCGGGGGTTAATTGAAAGATCAACGAGCTAGAGGATTACTAGGAGATGAGTTCTTTAAGTCTGAGATGGACTTACTAGAACAGACTTACATCGACACAATTATTAACTCAGCACCGCATGAGTCTGAGGAGCGAGAAGAAGCATATCGTATGCAACTCGCTATTAAAAAGATTAGAGCGCACTTTCAATCACTCGCAGCAGATAGCGAAATTGAAAAGAAGCGTTGGAAGATTTTGTAACACTCGTTACGAAAGCGTGTATAGCGTTACTATACAAAAAAATTAGGGAATAAAAATGAGTGAAAACATCACCCCGCAAGGGAATGAATCGCTTACAGTAGATCAAGCTGCAAGCAGTTTACTAGC